AGGACTGAGATAGGAATTAGGCCCCGGAGAAACCCTATATACAGTGTTTTTAACTAAACCTCATTTCTAAGTTCTATTTTCACCATTTTTTGTTTTCAACTATCAAAACCAAAACGCTAATGTTCGACTGAGGAACTGAGGTTGCCCTCAAAGCCAGTGTTTATAAGGGTTTGAGTCTCAGTTTGAGCGACTGAGGTTGAACTGAGAAACTGAGGTTACTTTTAATTACCTTTTTAGTGTAAAATACTGTTATAATCTATAAAAAAGGAGACAAAATGGGAGTCAAAGGACAAAAAGGACCTACTGGGTCTAATAATCCATCGGGAAAGAACGTCCGCCACCTGACCGACAAGCAAAAACGCTTTGCTAGGGAACTGGTCTATAATGACGGCAGTAAAACCAAGACACAATGCGCCATTGACGCAGGTTATTCTAAAACCAGAGCCGGTGTTTCTGCGGCAGAACTAACCAACCCTAGAAAATACCCTTTAGTTGTTAGGTACATACAAGAACTTGAAGTTGAGCTACAACAAAAATTTGATGTCACTTTTTCTCGACACATAAGGAAACTGGCAGAAATTAGAGACCAGGCTATCGATAAAGGCAACCTCACTGCCGCCGTTTCTGCTGAGGTGCAACGAGGCCGTGCCGCCGGACTCTATGTAGAGAGAAAAGAAATCAGGACGGGAACGCTTGAGTCCTTGTCTGAAAAAGAGATTAAACAGAAGATCGATGCCCTGCTCGCTGACTATCAGCCTTTACTTGAGGCCGAGGACGCTGTGTTTGAGGAGGTAGAATGATTCTTTATACAGAAGAACAACTACAAGATTGCTACAAAATATATTGCAGTCACCAAAGCCAACAAGACCTACCTTTTATGAAACTTGCTGATTTTAGGAGGATGTTTGAGACTATTATGGAAAACTTGTATGAGTACAAGCGTTTGAGGAAGCCCTAGAAGCCGGGTATTCGCCACTCCCACTCTTCGTCCTCTGTTTTTCTCCACCCTCTATGAATAAGCTCGTTAGAAACCCTTAATACTTCGTGCATTTTTTTAGGAGGATTCTTTTTTAGGTGTTCGTAAGCTCTGAGAAGATCAATGTCGGACGCCTCTATTGTGTTAACAACCTCTTCTGAATAACCCATTAGTCTTTGACACCCATTACCTCTTGGGCGTATTTTTTAAACTCAGGCGTCATGCCCGTGGCTTCCTCTGCCTTTTCTTCTTCGTTGTATTCTTCCCAAACAAAAGACAACCCTAGAGAGTCTTGTATTTTGTTCACTATTCTTGGGTGACTGTCTGCGGGACAATCGATACATAGGCGATAACTTTTCTTTGCGCCTTTTATACCTATTCTTAAAAAAGGCAGTAGGTCGTGTAATTGGTTTTGGTTGATGGCCTTTATTAGGTCTTTTGCCTGGTCTAGTTCCAGATGGGTTCTACACCTAATCATTTTGTTTTCTCCATTTTCTTTATAGCCAACCCTGCTCGTTTCTTCGCTTGTTTAAGGTCGCTTGTTCCTAATTTGACTCCGTGTCCTTTTGAGTCAATTGCTACCCACTCGTTTTTTCTACCTTCTTGCCTTAATCGGTAAGTGCCTCTCACCTTGAAGTCTTTTTCTTTGCCATTAGCCATTGCTTTCCTCCTTCTGTTTTTTCTCAAACATGTCCACTACAAACTGGCGGTTTTTCCTGAAATAATCAAGAGAGCTAACAAAGGGTTTATTTCCCGCCTCACTTCTCTCGTGGCAGTTTTCAAGAAACATATCTTCCACGAAGGACCTGAAAGCAGGGTTTTTTTCGTAATCAGGACTCTTAGCAAATAGTTCCTGCTGTTCCCATTCTTGCTTTCGCCATATTTTAGTCATTGCTCTCTCCACTAATAAAAATCTCTTTAAATGATTGCTCAAACTTCCCCGTTTGTCCAGTAAATCGTTGTTTTGAATCGCTTTCCTCATCAACTAATAGTTTCGCATGATAGCTTTCGTTTGGTTTATGTACAGTTATCATTAGTTTTCCATCATTAAAGTTAGGGTCTTGTTCTATTCTTATTTCTTTGCCTTTGAAATCTATCCACAGCAAGTCCTCAGAAGTTATTTCAACTATTGGTTTACTCATTGAATCGCTTTCCCGCCTTTCGGCTAATGCTTGTTCAATTCCTTCTTCTGGGTTGTAAGCAGTTATCTGGTCTATTTCACTCAGTTTGTCTTCATAAAAATAAACAATACACGCGACCCCCTTTGTGGCGCACTCTGTAATCCTATAGTCTATTTCATCAAACTCATTAAATGAGCCAAGCATAATAGCAACATCGCCTTGATCTATTTTATTGCTCATGATTCACCCCCATAGTCTCCCCCATGTTCTCTTCTTTCATCAATTATCGTTCTGACATAGTCTTCTAACCGTAATAATTCTTCTGTGGTAAAGATGTCTCTTACTAAATAAAAAGTTCTCATGAGTCCTTCTCCTTCGTAAAGTTCTTGAAGGGCATTGTAGCTTTCCTTTTTCGCTTGTTCCTCAGTGTTAATAAACCCAATTCCATTTTTTGTTTTATGTGTTCTCATTACCCACCTCCTCTGTGTTAAACATATCTCCATATAAGTTCATGTACATCTCTCTAACATCGTTATCGTTCATATGTTCTAAATCTCTAAAAAAATTGGTGTAGACAAAATCAAAAAGCTCTTCATGTCTATTTTTAAAAACCAGTTCTGTTATATAGTCCACTTCGTTATTGACTAATTGCTCTCGCATTTCTTCTATTGTTGGTTTACTCATCAGACACCTCCGCTTTTAACCATATAATTAAATGACTAATGTAGGCAATTTCCCCAATCAACTGATCTCGTTCCTCTTGATTGGCCAGTCCGTTCCCTACAAGTTTCTTTAGTGACTTGTTCTCGTCCTCTCTTAGTTTTTCAAGGAGTTTTTGTTCACTCATCATTCTTCCCCCATTTGTTGCTCAAAAATCTTTTTTGCTCGTTGTATCAGCAGATCGCTGACATTTTTTCTTGCGTTAGCGTTTGGGTTTTCCCAGTTTGTAGGTTCTCCCGTTTGCTCGTCTATTTCAAAAAGAACATGGCCTCTTCCCCAACCAAGCCAAACCTTGCCTTTCCCCGTTCCACTATCAAAAGTGACTCTTGCGCCATTACTCATCACACACCCCCCGTGATTCTTTCAATCGTTGTAGTGAGCAATTCATCAACAGTTTTCTGATTCTTCTCGTTGATCTCGGCTACTTCTTCAGGTGTGAGCTTTGGTCGTTCTTCGATAAGCCCCTGAATGATGAATTGAACAAGGGTTAATTCAGCTTTGCTCAGTTTGTCCAACTGAGACAGAATGTTCTGCAACTCAGGGCTTTGGAATATAGGTGTTGGCTTATTCATCACACCACCCCCAATTCTCTGTTTCGTTTGTAAACAGCTTTTTCTTCTTTGGTTAAACATTTCTCATGCACTCTGAAAGCACCATCTGAAAAATCACCGTTCGCTCTATCATCGGTGTCACAGTCATAAACACAATCCGGTGTTAGGTCTTCATCGATGTAGATCATCTCATCACATCTGTCACAGTCGAAACCACTACAATCTGGACAAGCGTACCCGTCTCGATATTCACCATCAGCAAAGATAATACTGCCTTCGCTGTCCGTTGCCTCATAATCTGCATCAGCAGGTATTCTGTTCACGAATCGTCCACTTCCAAAAGAAGTGTCTTCTCCACAATGAACACATCTGTTTCCTATGTCAGTCATTGTTATTCCCCCCTAATAAGTTAATATAAAATAGTTCTATTACTAATACTACACTAATGTATATACATTGCAAGTATTTATCCCATAAGGAAAAACTACTTTGGCGAAACTGGAAACAAATTTTTGGAAACAGATCAAAAACAACCTAACGGATTTTCAATGGGTTAGGCTAGAGTCTTGGGCTACAAAAGGAGTCCCTGATTTAATGGGCTTTACTAAAGGTGGACAGATATTCACCATTGAGTTAAAAGTAACCAAAAGTAGATCGGTTTATTTTTCCCCTCATCAGATCGCCTTTCATGTTGAGCATGAAACCTCTCCTTGTTTTATCTTGGTCAAGGCCCTCTCTCCTTCATCACCTAAAAAATATGGGATATACCTCTTTCATGCTAAACAAGTGCGTCAGATCGTGGAACAAGGGCTTGATGCCCCTGCACGATATAGCACCTTGTCCCCGGTCGACTGGTCAGTTGTCCGTGATTCCTTGTTGACTGAGCTTGATGCCCTTGCATGATAAATTTTTCGACTCGTTACCACTTGTGATCTGTCCCATATTATTGTATAGTATGTTAGTGTGGGAGAAGTCTTATTAAATATTTGACATAATGGGAGAAATATGTTATTCTAGGGGTTCAATTAATTAAAGAGGAAACTCCTATGGAACAATTAACATTTGAAAACATAGAAACAGATAACAAACCAAGAATAGTTGACCTTAACTATAGAATAAAGGTGGCTTGTGTAAACACACACGCACCCGACTGGCATATAGCTATTAGCGAGCTCGATGAGAACATCTTCACCGATGAGCATTGGTTCGCACTCACTAGAGCCCTTAAAAAACACATAGAGAAATACTCTTAGTAGCTCAGCTCAGCTCAGTCCCCCGTCCGTGATTCGCGGACGGGGGATTTTTTTCGCCCGTTGCCTCTGCATGATACTTGTTGCCCGTCCCCGTCGCCCGTTGCCCTTGCATGATGGCAACCGCAACACGAAAATTTGCTGTTGAAAAATAAAGCTGGATATATATGGGATACTATGAGATAATTTCCTTGTAAATAAAACAATTTAGGAGCATTTACTATGGCTAGAAATCTAACCAATAAGCAAACTGAAACTCTCGCGAAAAGACTGGCAGAGGACATTGTTGAAAAGACCGAAAAAGCGGTTAAGAAACACCCTGACACGAAAAAAGCGTTAGCGAAGTATAGGACTCTGATTAAAAAATCAGAGAAAGCAGATAAAGAAGTCACTAAGTGCAAGGACGACATAAAAGCGTTCTGCAAGGACTTCAATAAAACCAATAAAGTTGTGCGTATGAAACCACGACACTATCATTGGGACGAGATAGAGATCATTCCTCATTCTTTTTCTGAAGGCATTACGTCTAGGTGGGACTTACAAAAAAGGATTGAGGAAGATATTACCATTGAATATATATTACAAGACAGTAATGTTGACGCGGTAATGGAAGTCCTTACTGAGAGGTACTCCATATGATGTGGAAGAAACGGAAGAAAAGAAAGACACCTAGTATGGAAACCCGCGCCGATTGTGCTTTTGATGCAATCGAGGCTATGGGAATCGACTACTTTGACCGACTTGAAAGAAAGGGCTGTACCGGAGACGAGATCACTAGCAGTACTTATGCGTTGACTCGTTTCTTCGTTCAGCTTCTTGTTGCTCAAGCAGAGTCCATTGAAGCTGACGCAGTACCACATACTGTTTCCGCTATGTTTGACGCAATTCAGGACGAGCTTAAAAATACGGAAGGCGTTGATATGGAAGTAGTTGGGGTTAGTGTTGGAGAGGAGAGCAACACCACCCATTAAGGTCTCTCCTAAAGTCCCCTACAGCGCGAACTGTAGGGGATTTTTTATTGCCTTTGTCCCCGAACCGCGTGTCGCCTTTGCATGATAACTGCCCGTCGCCCTTGCATGATAAACCTTGAACCAGGGGCAAAAAATAAAACTGTTATATTATGGGACGTATGATATACTAGGGGTTCAATAACTAGGAGTATATTATGAAACAATATCCGATTTGGAACATTATCAATTCATGTATTTATAAAGGCGCGAAGTCCTACGGAGTCAGAGATCACGGAGATGTAGAAGTCAGAGTTGGCACCTCATCGAGGAACTCTTATACCTTTGTAGAGCATTCCATAAGCCACCGTCTACATGATGACGGATCGAGAGAGTACCGGTTTAAAGTTGACGGGAAAGTCATCAAGACGGGCATTTTAAAGAAAGGCGCTGACATGTTAGAGATTAACTAGGCTTTCTCCTAGGACCCCCACGGCTCGCGCTGTGGGGGTTTTTCTTTGTCCGTGGTCCGTGAATCGCTCGCCGCCCCTGCATGATACTTGTTACCCTGGCATGATAAACAATGTAGAAATGATCGTGGGGAGGCTTATGCCAATAGTTGACAAGAGTCTCATATAAAGCTAAACTAAAGGTGTTCAATAAATAGGAGAAAAATTATGAACCAATTAGAACTAAACTTAGATCCAATAAACTGCGACATCTGCGGAGGTGAGATCGAGCCAGATCGAACACCCGAGGGAGAGGTCTACTGGACGCAAGGGAACGATGCACATCCGATTACGGAGGGCAGAGCATGTAATGATTGCAACGCCACCAAAGTGATCCCTGCTCGTTTGAAAGGCGCACTTCTTAATGAGGCTGAAGACCGAGGATTTAACAAAAATCATTTAGATAAGCACTTGGAAGTGGTTGTTATTGATTAACTAGACCCTAGATCAACCCCGCATCTATTCCGGTGCGGGGTTTTCTTTCGCCCGTCGCCCTTGCATGACACTCGTCGCCCTTGCATGATACTTGTTACCCTTACACGACCAAGGAACGAGCCCAAGGCTGTTAGAAATAACACTATTTGCTTTTATGGGACAATATGAGATAATAACGGAGTGTTTAATAAAAATAACAAGGCGTTTTCCATGCTCGAAAGGGCAGGTCTTCGCCTATATCTAGGAGAAATAAAATGACACAATTAGAACTATTCCCACTTCGCTTCTTTGTTAATGTGTATGACGCAGCCAGTGCTTATGGCGGTCCCGAAGAAGGAGGGTGGTTTTATAACGACTACACCTTTATAGGGTGTTACGGTGCTTTCCCTGATTTTGAGAGTGCAGACCTACGCGCCAAAGAAGTAAAGGAAGCCTTGAAGAAGGACGAGCCTACCGTCTATCACATGGGTCATGGTCCACATGACGGAGTGAACGAAGCAGGGGAAGGTGATGATGCCTATCTTCTCAGAGGCGGGCGATGGGGTAAAAGCAGCTACAGCACCCTTGTCCAAGAAGAACAAGGTAAAAACTTCAACGACTACGCGCCGTATTCGTAAGCCTTAACAAGAACCCCCGCATCTATCCAGATGCGGGGGTTTTCTTTTGTCCGTGATCCGCCCGTTGTCTCCCCATGATACTTGTCGCCCTTGCATGATACTTGTCGCCCTTGCATGATACTTGTCGCCCTTGCATGATACCGTATGCCCTGGGTCATCCATAAAACAGACCAAAACACACGGTTTTTGGTTCAATGTTTATTGACTTTCAGCACACCATTTTTAATCCTGGCCCGGATCCGTGCGATCATTTTCCCGTGCGCCCCTGCTCGTCGCCCTTGCATGATACCCTATCCCCCCCCTGGCCAGGGCCATGCGTCACAGTTTGACGCTTTATTTGACTTTATGGGAGATTTATCATAAGATAGGGTTTCAATTAACTATTAGGAGAAATCCAATGAACATCGAAACAGTCCAAATACTCATTCTTCTCATTGCCACGGGCGGTGGCCTAAGCTTACCGTACGTTGCTTATCTTATCTGGACCACGACCGATATGATCTTATCAGCCCTATTGATTGCCTTGTTCGGCTCTCTTTGTGCTTTCGTGGCCCTGGTAGGGTGGTTCGCGTAGGCCGCATCGTTGCCGCTACGTTAATCTTTATTCTCTTCTACCTTATTCCTATGCTCGTCCGAGTGTAGGGCCTGCCCCCCGGTTCTCCTAAATTGTTAATTGTTCTCGGGGGGTACGGTGGACTTGCACCTGTATGGGATCTATGCTATACTGGGTACTCAATTAACAATTAAATAGGAGAGTATTATGGCTCATTTTAAAACAACGCCTGAGATAGGGGACACCGTTGAGTGTGACGCGTGCCACGGTAAAGGCTGGTATTCTATGTCACCGGCCACAGACGATGAAAACTACAACGACTACTATCAAACTGACCACAACTGTCACAACTGTCGTCGCACCGGTAAACTGGTAGTGGTAGGCTTTAGCAAGTACGGAATTGAAACAGAGGCCCCTGAGTCTGACTGGGTCTATGGAGAAGACGGAGACTACAGCTAATCTCTTAACCCCCAGCCCCCGCATCTACTCAGGTGCGGGGGCTTTTGATATGGGGATCCTATTGCGCAACATTCATCCTGTTTTTATGGCCACAAAACTTTTTCCCGCCGCTCACCGCTCGCGCCTGGGGTCTGACTATAAGAGAAAGATCGAGATATAAATTCTCTGGTGAAAAAATTTGGCACTTTTTTGTTAGGAGTCCCTACTCAGAAAAACTTTATATTTTTTTCTAGGAGTCCCTGGTCCCCGGAAAAATTTGTGTATACTAAAAAACATGGGAAAAACAAAAACCTGCATTACTTGCAAACGAGAGCTACAAAAAAATGACTACACTAAAAAGCGCAATGTCTGCCGACGTTGTACTTCCCTGCAAAGAAACCAAACCCGCAACAGTTCCCCTGAAGCCTATGTCGCTGTGGTTTATTCCAAACTCAAAGCTGCACGGAAAGACATGGAGTGGGACATTGATTTGGACCACGTTAAGTGTCTTTGGCACAAACAGGAGGGACGCTGTGCGCTATCCGGGGTGTTTATGACGTGGCACGGGGGCGAAGGACGACAGGACCTTAATATCAGTATTGACAGGAAAAATTCGGACAAAGGGTATATAATAGGAAACGTCCAATTAGTGACACAACGAATAAACACAATGAAGCACACCTTGGGAGAAAGTGAGTTCTACTGGTGGTGCAAAAACGTAGTACACAACAAAGAAAATGCCGACTAAATTTAAGCCGACGGAAAAACTCTACAACCGACGAACCGGAATCACCAAGGTTCAACACAATTATATTAAAGCCACTTCGATGAAAGACCTCCTTGCAGCAATAGAAAATCCAAACACTAAACCCAAATTAATCCATAAATATAAAAAAGAAATACAAAGGAGAGAGAAGTATGTCCTCTGAAAAGAAAAGCGAAATGACGCCCGAAAAAGCAGGGCAATATTGGTACAACCGTGGTTTCCGGGACAAAGAACTGCAACGTCGCGTAGCAGAAACTTTGGCCAAGGACGAATTGGTGGACAACAATGCCGAAGTCTGCAAAGTCTGCGACTAACATAGACACCGGAAAACTGTCCGAACTTTACCCGGACGCCGCCAAAGAGCTTTTGGGCCTTCAAGAAGCGCTGAAAGCCAAAACACTACAGCGCGAAGGGCAGGATAGTTTTTTAACCTATGTAAAACACATGTGGCCTGATTTTATTGAAGGGCGACACCACCAGATTTTTGCTGAAAAGTTGGAAAAAGTGGCTCGTGGAGAGCTAAAACGCCTGATTATTAACATGCCACCACGGCACACGAAGTCTGAATTTGCCTCCACTTACTTCCCCTCGTGGGCCTTGGGCCGCGATCCGAAGTTAAAAATCATGCAAATCACGCACACCGCGGAGTTGGCCTTTCGTTTTGGACGACGGGTCAGGGACTTGATCGATTCGGAAGATTATCAAGGGGTTTTCCCGGGCGTGGCGCTTAAAGCGGACAGTAAGTCTGCCGGACGGTGGGAAACCAACGGCGGCGGCGAGGCGTTTTATTCGGGTATTGGCGGTGCGGTCACGGGTCGTGGTGCGGATATTCTGGTTCTCGATGACATTCACTCGGAACAAGACGCATTATCCCCAACGGCTCTGGACAATGCCTGGGAATACTATTCTTCAGGACCACGGCAAAGATTACAGCCTGGTGGGGCTATTATTATCGTGATGACGCGTTGGAGCACTAAAGATTTAACCGGAAGACTGCTCAGTAAACAGGCGGAAGAGCACGCCGACCAATGGGAAGTGGTGGAATTTCCAGCCATTATGCCCAGTAACGACGCCTTATGGCCCGAATACTGGACTTTGCCCGAATTGGAGGGGGTAAAAGCCTCCCTACCGGTGTCCAAATGGGAAGCCCAGTGGATGCAAAACCCCACCTCCGATGAAGGCGCAATCCTAAAACGCGAGTGGTGGAAGATTTGGGAAGAGGATCGGGTGCCCAATATGCAGTTTGTCATACAAAGTTACGACACCGCGTTTAGTAAGAAAGAAACAGCGGATTTCTCAGCCATCACGACCTGGTGCGTGTTTTTCCCCGAAGAGGGCGGCGAACCGAACTTATTGTTGCTCGATGCTCGCAAAGGGCGGTGGAATTTTCCGGAACTTAAAAACGAAGCCTTTGAACAATACGAGTATTGGGAACCGGACATTGTGATTATTGAAGCCAAGGCCAGCGGACTGCCGCTCACGCACGAATTGCGGCAAACCGGGATACCGGTGCTCAATTATTCGCCGAACAAAGGACAGGATAAAATTGCCCGAGTCAATACCGTTTCCCCGCTTTTAGAAGCCGGAATGGTCTGGGCCCCGGACAAGCGGTGGGCCGATGAGGTGATTGAAGAATGCGCCGCGTTTCCCTTTGGCGACCACGACGACTTGGTGGATTCGACCACGCAAGCCCTGATGCGTTATCGACAAGGCGGGTTTATTGCTTTAGAATCAGATGAGTTGATGGACAGCGATTACAAGCCCCCTAGAAAAGAATATTATTAATGGCAACAGAGCAGGAAAAGACAGACAAAGAACTATTAGGCGCCTTTCTCCGACAAAGGGGCATCGATGAATCCATCACACCAGGAAGAGAAGAATACCGACAGTTAGGCAGAGGCATTGCTCGGAACGTTCCGTTATTGGCCGGTCTGCCCATGGACCTTGGACAAATTTTAGCTAAAGTTTCTCCCGCAACCCGA